AACCCGCAACCCATCCTCGACCAGACGCAAGGCGACGCTCGCTATCTGCAACTGTCGCAAGTTGACAGCCTTCGCGCCAAGCCGGTGGTCTACAATGTTCCCGCCGACATCAACATTCCGGGCAGTGGCGATTGGACGCAGATCGCCAACATCCCCTGCACCCTGCCGCCGCGACCCGGCGTCACGTCGATGCTGATGGTCAGCGTCAATTGCAACCTCAAGGGCGTCAACAATGTCGCTGGCATTGGCGCTCGCGTTCCTATCTCGCCCACGCCGGAACAGCGCATTTTTGGCTTTGGCGGCACGTCAGCCGACCCCAGCGCCGGGTTCTCCGTCAATTTCTTCGTCACCCCTGCCGCTGGCGTGACGACGCTCAATGTCGCGGTGCAGTTGAACTCCTTTCCCATCACCGGGGGATCGCCGCCCCCCTACACGGTCGCGGGCGGCAACGTGCTTGTGCTAGACCGCTCGCAAATCGTCATCGTTGACCTTGGACCAGCCTCATGAGCCGCCCCTCGATCCGTGACATCATTGAAGCAAACAGCATCCCCGAACCTAATTCCGGGTGCTTGATTTGGCTGCGAGGGGTCAGCAACGGTTATCCCGTTTGGAAGTGGAAAGGCCGCCGCCGCCAAGTCAGTCATCTTGCGCTGGAGGCAAAAGGCATTGTCGTGCCGAAAGGCTTCGACGCCTGTCATAGTTGCGACGTGACACTGTGTGTTAACGACGGTCATCTATTTGTCGGCACACGCACCGTCAACATGCAGGACGCGAGCGCAAAGGGCCGACTTGTCGGTTACGGCAAGCGTGAATTTTGCAAGCAAGGACATCCGATGTCGGGCGACAATCTTCGCGTCTATTCCGGCAAGCGCCGGTGTCACACTTGTATGCTGGAATGGGGCCGGATCGTGGATGCGAAGCGGAGGGGAACCTATGCCGCGACCTAGCATCAGAAACGGGATTTACGATCTATTATCGGCAGTAGAAATCGATACAAAAGAGGAAGGTAGATGCCACGTCGAGCCGTGGTTGAGCCAGCGCTTGGTGATCGACGCCGTGGCCAAGGGGCTGGAGGAAGGCGTCCACGAATTTGTCGTCTTGAAATGCCGACAGGTGGCGATCACCACGGTGTGCAGCGTGATCGAACTGTTCTGGGCGCTGGCCAACCCCGGCGTGCAGGGGGCGATCATTGCTGACCGCACCGACAACCTTGAGCGGCTGCGCCGCATCTTCGCCGCCTTGCTGGAAACCCTGCCGCCGGAGTGGCGCAGCGGCGACAGCCGCCTTATCGCCAACAATCGCACTGGCATGGTGTTCGCCAACAAGAGCGTGATCGACCTGATGGCGGCGGCGTCCAACCCTGACCTCGGCGCGAGCCGGGCGCTCAATATGATGCACGCCACCGAGTGCGGTCAATGGAAAAGCTTGGCGGGGGTGGAGAGCCTGAAAGCGTCGCTGGCGCGCGTCAACCCGCGCCGCCTCTACATCTGGGAGAGCATCGCCAACGGTTTCAATTGGTACTACAATTTCTGCCAGCAAGCCAAGCAAGACCGCCACATGAAGTTCATCTTCGTCGGCTTTTGGGCGAACCCGACCTACCAAATCCTGAAAAGCGATCCGGATTACAAGGTCTATTGGGACGGCAAGCTGTCGGAAGACGAAATCAAGCGGGCGCAGAGCGTCAAGCGCGCCTATGGGATCACGATCAAGCCGGAGCAAATTGCGTGGTGGAGAAGGGAGGCGGAGTTTTCGGCGGAAGAATACATGCTCCGCCACTATCCTTGGAACGAGCGCGAATGCTTCATAGCCTCGGGTTCGAGTTTCTTCCCAGCGGCAAGGACCTTGGAACTGAGCGAGACGTTAGCGGATGGCCCGCCCTACCAAGGCTATCGGTACATCTTCGAGGATGCCTTCCTTGGATCACGGATCGAGCAGACGACGAACCGCGACGAGGTGATGCTAAGGGTGTGGGAGCCACCGGAGGAAAAGGGCCAGTACGTCATCGGCGGCGATCCAAGCGGCGGGGGCGGGGGCGACGCTAACGACCATGCGATTGAGGTGTTCAGATGCTATGCGGATCGACTGGTGCAAGTGGCAGAATTTCAGTCCAACCGGCCTTTGACCTATCAATTCGCGTGGGTGCTGGCGCACTTATGCGGGGCCTACAAGGACCATCTGGCCAACATGGAGGTGTCGGGGGTGGGGGCGGCGGTCCTGCCGGAAGTCCGCAACCTCCGCCAACTGGCGGAGCGGGGGATCATCCAAGCGGAGCCGGACACCAACAACATCCTCAACATGATCGGGGCGGTGCGGTGGTTCCTCTACCGCCGCGCTGACACGCTCGGCGGAGCGGGCAATGTCATCGCGTGGAAAACCAACGCCGACAACAAGATGCATGTGTACAGCGCATTGCGCGACAGCCTCATGCTGCGCCGGATTGAGCTACGTTCGATCCGGCTGGTGCGAGAACTGCAAGCCGTGGTCGAAGACGACGGCTGGATCGGCGCTGGCCCGGATACCGGAGAGAACGACGACCTCGTTTCGGCGTCGGTGCTTGCTCACCACACATGGATCGAATGGCGGCGGCCCGGCCTCATCAACCAAAGGATTACGTGGGATAGCGTGAAGGGCGAACGCCCGCCGCAAAACGCCGGAACCGTGCTATCGTTTGCGTTCAGTGAGCATATAAGACGGATCAACCAGAAGGCGACGCGACAAAGGAATGTGTTCTGATGACTGGCTTTGACCGCAAGAGCGACGACAGCTACGGCAAGAAGCTCGTCGGCCTCACCTTCAACCCCAGCGGCGACCCAAAAGTGACGCAGTTGAAGACGCTGTTTTCGGAAATCATTGACATCTGCGCCGACGAACTGGTCGACCTCAAGGACACCGACGACGCCGCGCCACTGTGGCGTGAAGCGATCATGCGAAGCCTCGACGCGCAAATGTGGACGGTCAAATCAGCGACGTGGAAACGATAGAATGGCCGAAATGTTCTTGCGGACCGCGCTGACCGAACAGCGGATCGACGTGCTAGAAAAGCAGATGAAGCAAGTCATGGAGCATCTGGGGCTTTCGGAGGCGGAGAATGATAAGACGGACGTTCATGTGTCCGGAGTGCGCCCACCGGATGGAGGTGGTCCTGACGCAGGACCAGTGGAACAGCCCGCCGCCGTCGTGCGAGATGTGCGACGCGAGGCAGATGCACCAAGAGTTCAAGCCTCCGGCGATAGGCGGAAGCGTTCGCGCTAGGGCGGGCAGGATCGCGGAAGACATCATCGGCAACGACTACAACGTCGCCAATTTTCAATCCGACCGGGGCCACGGCGGCCCGGCCAAAGTGCGCTACAAGGATCAATCCGATAGCGCCATCCCCAGCGCGTGGCAAGAAGCGGCGCACAAGGAAATGCTGCAAACCGCCATCGGCATCGGCAAGGCCAACCGGGGCATTGACGGCCTCAACATCCTGCAAAAGAACCTCGCAAGCGGCGTCCAGCCCGACCTGATCGAAGTGTCGAAGCGGCGCAGCATTAAGGTGTGGTGATGCGCTCGCCCCTCGGCTTCATCCTCCTGATCATCATCGTCCTCATCCTGTTTGGCGGCGTCGCCGGTCCGCGCGTCAATCCGAACTGGCAATACGGCTACGGTTTTGGCACGGGCGGCATCGGCATCCTCGGCGTTGTCCTCATCATTATCCTGATCCTATGGGTGATGGGGTACATGTAGATGTCGCTCAAAATCCCCGACAGGGCGGGTTTCCTTGAAATCTGGATCAAGGAAATCATTGATGAGTGCATGGCGTCCGCGTCGGAACGCGGCATGATTTACACCCGCGCGGCGCAGTATTTTTACACCGGGGCCGCTGACACGCGAGCCTCGCTGTACAACAAGATCGGCCCGTTCGTCCGCAAGCTCGCCGGGTTCCTGATGCAGCCGACCGACGTGCGCTTCCAGATCGTCTACGACAGCGGCGAGGAAGAGGACGTGCTGGAGCGCACCCAGCTTGTCGGGGAAAAGCTCACTTCGGATTTTCGCCAAGCCGACTGCGACATCATGTTCGCGGAAAGCGTGATGTGGGGCCTGATCAACGGTTGCCAAATCCTCAAGGTGTTCCCCGACGGCGACACCGGCACCTTCCGCATGGGCCATGTGCATCCGCAAAATTTCGGCGTCCTGAGTGAGACAACCTTATCGATTGACGAACAGGAAGCCATCTGTCATGTGAGTTACCCGACAAAGTCCAAGCTGCGCTCGATGCTGATCGACCACCCCCAATACGAAAGCATCATGCGGCAGCTTGACGACCAGCCCGGACCCGACCGCGATGAAGAAGAACCGACATATTTCCATCAGATGGTTGTTGGCGGGCTCCAGCCCTTGGGAGACGTCGGAGACGCCCCAAGCTCCGCCGCCGGGATCGTCAATGTCTTCCCTGTTCCGACCCCATGGCGTCCCCAAAGGCGATTTGCGCCAACCGTCAAACTTTGTGAGGTATGGATCAAAGACCGCGACCGGCAAGACGACTGGACGACCATCCAAGCGATCTACGGCGCGCAGCCCATCATCATCGAAGGTGACAAAACCAGACGGAACCTGAGTAGGGTTCCGGGCAAGACTTCCTTCGTCAAGGTCCAAGGACAACCGACGCCGGGGTACTTTTGGGGCCGAAGCATCATAGCCGACGTGCAGATGTTGCA